CATCTATTCTATCCTGCTTGTCAAGTTTCTCATTGTGAACAGCAAGTAACTCCCCCATTTTGGAGGAGTTTTCCGAGAGTTTATCTACTACTCTCTCAAGTCTTTCTAATATAGCACCGTTTATTTGATCGGTCATTGATCCGTTAGTGCATGTTGTCTCTTCTTCCAGTACCACTGGATGACTTCATTAGGATAGAGACGCTTGACCTTAATCTTCTTATGATTCTCTGGTCTGTAAATCTTTCTAAGTTGTATCTTTATCTCTGCTGGTGACTTGCCATACAATACATACTGCTCTGCACCATCATAAGATACTAACCAAGGCAGGTAGTTTGACTTACCATACCTATCTTGTGCGTCTTCCTTTACTTCTTTCCTTTTATACTTACGTTTCTTAACCTTCTTACTGCCTAGCAGTGGATCGAAACCCGCAACAGGACCAGTGGCATCAGCAGATCCAGAGAATCCACCAGTACCAGCACTCATTGTTGGGGCATCTTCGTTAATCATATGTCCTCTAGAAGAGAAGCTACGTCATCATCTGGTTCTACTGTGGTTAGGAAGCCTGGTTGTTCAGGATACCTGTTTAAGTAGATCAGAAAGGTTTTAATAAGAGACCAGTACTCCTTCTCTAACTTATACATTAGTAAAGGTATGGTCGCATCACCAAAAACATTAAACAATATAATAAGATGATTCAATATGAGGTTCACTCGGAGGATACCAGTTTTTAAATACCTCTTGAGTAATCTCTTGAGGTATTTAAACTTCTTCATATCCTCCATGAAGTCATCTACAGTAACCGATTGAGGGTTATTGTAATGCTTAATAGCGAACATCAAATAGTTTTTTTCATTAAGTGATTCAAAATGCATTACGAAATATACGGATTACTAACTACCGAATGTTACTGTTGCAGCTCCATTGGTTCTCTTGGTCTCAGCACCCTTGCTTGTATTTAATACGCAACGATACTTGTAACCATCTAGTGAGTCATTACCTAGAGCACTGTAACCAAGTGTTGCAGTAGTCCAGTTAGCATATGTAATGCCAGTATCTAGATCAGCAGCACTGATATTTACCCAACGAGTAGTAGCTGCGGCTGTCTGTCTCTGCCACTGATAGGTGATAGTACCTGACTGGTCTCTTGTTGCAGCAGCAACGAATGTTCCAGCTCCACTAGAAGAAGTAGAGTTTGCAGGTTGTGTACCAACTGTGATGACTTCTAATACATCTGCTGCGATTGTGTCGTCAGCCATGTCACCAGCATTACCAGCAGTTGCTTTAGCAGGTGCTATGTATTCTGCCTTATGACGTGTGTCACCATTGTGAGTTACATAAGTTTGATACTGCCACCAACCTGGACCAGTGATTCCACGTGTCTTGTTTGATGCGATTGATTGCTCAGTAGTATCAACGAATACTAGATCGTAATCAACACTGTCACCACCCTTAACTACATACTCAGCAACTGCCTTCGGTGCAGTACGTCTGATAGATCCACCGAGAGTACCATTGGTGCTCCCTGCGTATGCTTTATGTAATTCGATTGATGTTGTGCTGGTTACTTCTCTTACGAGATAGTTAACGCTGTTTAAGATTAATATATCTCCTACGTTAACTGCATCAGCTGCATTCTTGGTAACAGTAGCATCACCATTTGTGACAGCGACATTATTGCCAAACGTAGCAGCGTCTATTGTACCAAAGACTGCCATTTGTTTCTCCTCTGAGAATTTAATTTCCTATAATTTATTTATAAGCACTAAGATTCAAGCAATGCCTTGCTTACAGCAGCGACCAACTCATCGTCGAGTTTGTTCTCTGTCTTAGCAGCAGCTTTCTTTAGTAACTTAATAACAAAGTCCTTTATAACTGAGTCGAGATCCTCTGGAATATTATCAACAGCTTTATTAATAATGCTGATAGCGAGAGGCATAAAAAAGTTAACCATGATCTATAGAGTATAGTAACTCTATGTATAAGGTTACTTAGGGTCAGCTATATCAATTATATACTTTTGGTCATGCTCCTGAGTTAACTGGAGTAGACGCTGACGCATTCGCTCTTGAATCTCTTTCTTTGCTTCTGAGTCGTCAATCTCTTCACATGCAACGGGCTCTTGAGGTTTAACATCCCCTTGTGCTTTCTTCGCTGGCTTTTCTTTTTGCTTAGTTGTGTTGACCGCAGTTACTGCCTTCTCTTTAATATCCTGAAGGGCATTGCGTAAATTCTTTTTGTATAATTCGGACATTAGATCCTCCTTCTTTGGGTTAATTGTTACATTACCCTTCTTTTTGGTTTTGAGATAGCTATCTTGTGCAGACTTACCATTCTGATTAACTTCATTAATCATAGTCAGTCTCCGCTATCTTTTTAAGCTCCTCTTCGGTAAAGACACCAGAGGCACGTAGCTTATTTATAAGATCGGTGTCTTCCTTGGCGGTTTTCTTGACTTCACCTTTCTCATAACCTTTGCCATCGCCATCGTCATCCCACCATCTCTTCACCTTCTTAGACTTCTTGGCTTCAGCAAGCATCTGTTGATGTAGTATCTCAATGTCGATACCTTCTTTAACAGCCGTCAGTCCCATATCTTCTGGTGCTTTAGCAGTTTTCTCTCCTTTTTTACCGACAACGATGTAACGTCCGTCAGCTTTCTTACCAGTGATAACGAAGTCACGCACAACACGACCAATGTTACGGTCCTTATCATGCTCACGCTTCTTCTTATCGATATGATCTCTTTCTACAGGGAAGCCAGCATATCCTTCTACGATAGGCTCCCAAGTATTGAAAACTTCCATCACCTTTTCAAGTCCCTTCTTGATACGTGGAGTAGGAGGTGTTTTTCCTTCTTCCAACGCCATAAGGATTCTCTGCTGCTCAACTTGAGAGTACTCCATAAGAGCAGATGATACTAGCATTTCTAAATTCATTTTCTTCTTAACCTAAAAGAAAGGGTTTTCCTATACGTGATTATTTATTATTTCTGATTTCTGCGTTGAAGTCAGAAAACTTCTTGACCTCTTGACCAGGGGTCATATCTTGAAGTGCTATTCTATATGTATCAGTACCTGCCTTCCACGTATTGCCACTGCCATCATCAGCAGAGTAGTTAGACTGGTCCTTAGTGGTATCTGCTGCTCTCTCCTGCTCTGGAGACAACTCAGTTACCTCTGTCACATGCTGTAACCAAGCACGTAACTCAATATTGTTATCGTCTTTCATAATGATGTAGTTAGTTCCACGGTGTACGATATGACCACGTAAACCAGTGTCGTCATGCTCTACTAGAGCACCAACCTTAAAGATCTGGTCTAACATATAGTGGTCTCTGAATGCTTCAAAGTCCAGCTTAGGAGCATACTCCCACACTGTACCTTCCTTAACACTCTTCTTCTTTTTACTGTCCTTCTTAGGAGGTGTCATACCTGCCTTTACATCAGACATTAAAACTTTACTGTGCTTCTTACTGGTACCTTTAGGCATCCCTGCATGGAATGAGTCATGGTCATCACTAGAAGCATGTTTCCTCTGTGCACTAGCACTTAGGTTTTCAATAGGGTCATCTCCAGATCTAGCACCAGCAGACTTGATATTAATACTCTTGAAATCATAATGGATTCCATTGTATTTCTGAGTGATTTTCTCGAATTCTTTGACACGATCATCTCCTACTACCATAGTTACATGCTCTTTACCTTCGTCATTTATATCACGGAGGATGTCAAACACGTTACGTTGACCTTCGTTGTTTTGTATTGCGTCCTTATGTCCTTTAAACATCTTACGCATGTGATCAATCTTCTGTTGAGCACCTAGAGGATTCTTCTTATGATCCTGAGACCTAGAAGGATAGATCCTATAGTTACCAGAGTCACCACCATGAGCCTTCACTGCATCAAGGAGTTTACCATGACCTGCATGAGGTGGATTGAAACGACCAAAAGTTATGGCAACATGGTTGTCTGCCTCTTGTGCTTCTTTCTTCTTCTCAGCAGGGGTCTTACCCTTTGCTGTTGCTTCTTTTAGAAATTGTATAAATCTCATTAACCCCAGTCCTTAGCGGCTGTAAAGTTTGCTCTGGAAAACTCCAGTCTATCAACTAATTTGAGTGCTGCTCCATCTTTAATGGCAACAAATCCTTCAGGATTGGTAGCCTTTAGACCACCTTCTTCTTCTAGAAATGTACCAACACTTTTAATCTTAGTCAATTTATTTATGATCATAACCTTAGCATCCATCAGGTTTTTAAACCCGTCGAGTGCTGAGTTCATGGAAGATCTGTTAGTATTTAGGTATTTAACAGCTTCATTACGACGCTTCATCCATTCTACCTTAGACCTATTCATCTTCTTCTTCTCTATCTCAGCACAGAATTTCTTATCAATGAAACTACAGAATTGTTTTGACATTACCTGAGCAGGAGGTACCTTACCTTCCCTTACTACTTGGTTAAAGTATACTTTAAACAATGCTGGTAATGTAAACGGTCCTTTACCTACATCTTGGATACCTTTAATGAATGTGCTCCCTCGTCTAAGGTTTTGTTCAGCAGTAAGTATAGTCCTGTTAACTGCTGCCTTCTCAACCAGTGATAGGTTAGCAGTGCCACCTACATTTGTAAACTCCGAAGAGAATACTGCAACATTTGGTTTACTCTGTAACTTACTTACATCAGCACCAAAACCTGCTGCTAAGGTTGCCATACTATCACCAGTATACTCTGTATGGAATACTATACCCAACTTACTAGCACCTACCTTCTGACCTAACTCACTATCAACATCAATAGTATATGTAATAGTATTAGGTCTGAAACTATAGCTGCGTTTACCCTCTAGCATTATGACTGGAGGTGTCTTCTGATATAGCAAGTCACCCTGTAACACACCCTGTATAGGCAGAGTGGATAGTCTTTGTAGACACTCTTTAAGGATACTCCCCACAGTTGAACCAGGATACAATCTATCGGCATCTGCTTCTGAATATACTATCTTTGGATCGACCTTATTAAATACACTCTTAGTCCCAACGAAGAACCTCTGTGACTGTGGATCCTTGCCACATATAATAGCAGGTGCACCATCCCACTTGGTAGTAACCTTCATAGGAGTGCCACCTTCTCCCTCAGTCAGCATATCTCTAAGTGACTTCAGGAAGTTAATAGAATTTGTTACACCAGCAGTACCACTGTTGAATATATCATCCTCTAAGTGCTCTAGGTGTGTGTTCTTTGCCATGTCTTTATTATAGCAGGGTCTCTAGGGTTGTAGGGTAAGGAGTGGACAGTTTATTTACTGGAGCTTCCAGTATACAGAGGACTTATCTGATTGAGAAGATGCATATAGATACATCTCTTTCATTATAGTATCCTTCTTAGGGTGACTCTTAACCCAACTCAAGAGTCTCAAACCTGCCAACTTACTGTATCTCCATGCTTGATCTGCCTGATCTATCCATCCATACTGTTCACCTTTAGGATCAGACTTCTTAAATCCTTTAGCATTAAGATTATTTAATAGTTTATAGATCTCATCACTGACTGCCTTCTTTCCAGGTGCACTCTCTGCCCAACTAGGTTCACCTGGCACGGTTTTAAAACCAGCATCACTTAATAGTCTTCTAAGGACTGCACCCTGTATCTTACCTTGTGCAGCAGACTTACCTTTCAATTCTAACTTCCAGTCACCCTTGGTAGGACCACCAAAGTTTCTTGCCTGAAACTTATCAAAGGTACCACTGCCATAGTATAGGTACACGTCCATAGGGTGACTAGAATCACCCTTCCTACCGTTGTCAAAGGTAAGATCATACTTTACATACCCTGCTTTCTCATTTGCTTTCCTTGCAGCAGCAGGTATAGCATTCATCTCTTTCATCTTTGGTTTACCTTCTATCTTCTTCAAAGATATACCAACAAGTTTATGGACTTGAGGATCACTTAGTTGTAACAGTGCATTATTAAGACAATCAATAGTTTTTTCCTTATCCAAGTGTGCTTTGACTGCACCCTTAGCATTTTTATTTACCATCCATATGTCAGCAGGATTCCATTTATCTTCTGAAGATAAATTTGTTTGATCCTTTACTCTCTTAAATGCTTTCTTGATTGCACCATCATCTATTACATTATCACCTCTAACAAATAACCATCCAGATCCACCTACCTTATTATAGATCTCCTGTGCACCCATCCATGATGATTCCTTCCACTCTTTAGGTAATGACATGATCTCTTTAAGAGATACCTTTGGTATATCACAGTGCTTCAACCCACATTTAAAATCATCTTCAGTAAATACTTCCTTATTTTCTATATTAGGACAGTAATATCTCATGGCAGCATAGACACACTGTGCTGCTTCTTGAATTGCTGTTGCTGCTGAACCACCACCAGATCCTTTACTACCCTCTGGTTTTACTTCAATCCTAATGACTTGCTCTTTCTCTCTGTCTGGTAAGATGACATCTAATGAGGTACCTTTGGCATTCTTTTTTGCCATGTATCCCTGATTCTCTAGTGCATCCACTAT